GTATACCTAAACGTATATCAATATCGCCTATTCTTTTACCTATATTAATTAATGACATTAAATAAATCTCCTACTATCTGAATAAACTGTTGCTACACTCGCCTTCTTAAATCTTTGTACAGGTAAGTAAATTGCAATAGCAGCCTCGTCAGCATTAATTCTTAAAAATCCTGTTTGTACATATGAATACAGATACTTTTTTATTGTTGGTTTTACAATTTTAATTCTTCTTACATCATCATAACTAACTTCAAATTTTGTTCTACTATCGAATCTTCTATCTGTCGCTGTTGCTTGCATACGTTCTAATAGTCTAAACCTTAACAACGGTGGTAAATAGTGAAAATTCATACCCATAAACCCACCTTTAATAGGTTCTAACGGTAATACTAAAGGGAATATATCATAATAAGGTAATGTCTTTCTATATTTAGGATTATACCCAAATAAATTCAGTCTTCCTACACTAGGTCTTCCGTTAAGTTTGCCTGATCTAAACAATTGTCTAGCAGTTGTAGCGCTAGCTATTCTGTTTACTTGTTGTCTATACCAAGTACCAGTCCTAACATTGTCTCCTGCCTTTAATTTTATTGTATCAAATACGCTTGCCATAATACTATTTATGTTGTTAATAAATAGGTTTATGAAGAAGTTGAAGAATATAGACAAACGTCCCTATTCAGGTATATTCAAACCTTTTAACAAAAAAAAGTATAAAGGTAATGTTAACAACATTATTTATAGGTCTAGTTGGGAGAAACGTTTTATGTTATATTGTGATAAGAACAAAGATGTAATAGAATGGGGTAGTGAAGAAATTGTTATTTGGTATCGTTCAATTGATAATAAGCCACATAGATACTTTCCTGACTTCTATATGAAAGTAAAACTACCTGATAAGACATTTAAAAAATTCATTGTTGAAATCAAACCTAAAAAACAAACACGTAGACCTAAAAAACCTCTACGTGAAAGTAGAGTTTATAAAAATGCGTTATTAACTTTTGAGAGAAATAAGAGAAAGTGGTCAACTGCAGCCGCTTGGGCTTTAAAACACAAAATGAATTTTATTATTCTAACTGAAGACCACCTTAAAACGTTTTAGTTATATGAGTTGAGGAGGCCTCACCTCAAGCTACCCTACGGAATCTTACATCCTTTTCACCTACACTTCTAGGTCTCCCGACCATTGCATTCTATCGGCGCTACGGAGGCCAATTGGCTCATATAACTAAAACGTTTGTGATTTGTGTGGGAGGCATTGCTGCCTCCCATTGAGAAAGTGAGAGAGATAGATTAGGAATCGTCCTCAGCTAATTTACTAAAATACGATAGGTCATCGCTACCGTTGGACTTTTCCTCTTTCTCTACCGAGGTTCTGTTAGAAGACGTTGGTACGTCATTACTGACAGGTGGGAGGTCAATATCTTCCACAGACTCGGTACTTCTTGTTCCAGTAAGCACCCTATTCAGTTTCTCTTTGAGTTCGTCATAGGGTTTAAAGCTTGTTGGATCAACGAAGGGCTTTAGAGCATATTGAGATTTCCATATCTTGTCAATCTCATCATCGGTAGTTTTTACTTTACTGATTTGCTCAAATTCTGATTTATCATAATTCCAAAAGCCATCAACTTTTCTGATTTTTAGTTTAAAGTTTGCACCTTCCCAAAAATCAAATGGGTTTGTAGCCTTTTCATCTTCAAATGCTGGATTCATTGCTTCAGTAATCTTATCAAAAATCTTTTTACCAAATTTGTATAAGAATATTTTACCATCATTTTCAGGATGTTTTGGATCAGACACCACTAAAATATTAGAATAGTATTGTAACTTTCTTTTTCTTTTTCTAGCAATATCTTTATCTGATTCAACACCAGTATTCCAAAGTCTGGTATTTTCTACACTAACTGGATCTTTTTTATTTAAAGTTGTTAATGAGTTCTCAATATACCATTGACCACCTGGTCCTTGGAAAGCGTGGTGCCAGACTCGTTGCCATGGCATATCTTCACCTTCTATTGCAGGTAAAAATCTGATTATAGCAAAACCGTTACCTGATTTATCAAGTTCTGGTTTCCATAACCTGTCATCTTGGTACTTGTTTTTCTTATCTGGTTGGTCTATTGTTTTTTCTAACTGTTTTGTTAGAGTATCAAAGTTTGACTTTGATTTCTTTAGGGCTTCTAATGCACTTGACATTGTATATATCTCCTTTGTATGTATTGTTGTATATATTTTTTGTAAATATAAGTGTAATTATAATATTATATATAATAGTTTTACCTTCTATTTACGACCTTTATGGTAACATTATATCACCATTTACTCATTCTGTCAAGCAGTTGTGCCTGACTAATGTATTCTAAATTGACACCTTCTTGGTTTCTAAATCTATCTACTTTCTGATTAGTGGGTTTATTATCTAATTCTTTGTTTACCTTAAAAAAGTGTATTTTAGGGTTGTTTTCCATTAGTTCTCTCCACTGTATTTCCCAATTACCTGATGGTGTGGGTTCATATTCTGTAGTAACATAGTTATCTGTACTTTTGTATATGTTGTTAATTGTTTTTGTATCTGATATTAAGTCGTGGCCTATCATATAAATTTCACAAGGTCTTTCTCTCATTGTAGCAACATAACCACTTGAAGGACCTGTCGCCCAACCTTCATCTTCACCACCTTCACCACATTCTTTTATATCAAATGACTTGTCAGGTTCTTTTATCCAAGATATATAAATGTGAGCATTGTGTATATTTTTTGTTTCTCTCTTGCCAGTAGTAACTCTTGTTCCATATTCATCTTTGGCCTTCTTTAAAATAGTTACTGCACCTGATATGGTTGAACCGTGTGTAGCAAATTCAGCAGATTCACCTTTTTCATTCTGTCTAATAATATCAAAGTCTTTCATCTCCTTAAGGTCTTGTCCAGTAGCCATACCTTCAATAACATTACGATACATTGGTGTTGGTATCTTTGTCCACGCTCTAAAATAACAAGGTATCTTTTGACACATACCTGAATGGTAAATTTCGTGTATCATACCACCATCTACAGCACATATCACATCACATAGGTCAGGATAATCTCTATAAATGGCATTACAACCATATATCTTGCCATAAGGTTTCAATACATTTAAATCAAAGTCTTTACGACTCTCACCATTACCAATTAAAAATGTTCTAATCATAAAAAATAATAATTCGTCAATCCTAATAATAATAAAGATACCAATATTGCATTCAAAAATAATAATGCTCTATCGTGCCATAAGAATCCTACGTATGCCCAACCTGCTGTACCAAACAAACCTAACCACATATCATACTGTGGTATTGTACCTACACTTCTGGCCATAGTTGCAAACAGTATAAGAAAAACTGATACCCATTTTACATACCAAGACAGGTCACCTTTTGGTGTAACCTTTTTATATACACGGCTGCTGTTTAGTTTAGCAATCTTCTCATCTAGTTTTTCTTCAATAGGGTCAATCTTCTCTTTGATTTTACCAAATGCTCTTTCTTCTGCTGTAGGGAATCTATCTGACATCTTTTGCTTTTCTTTCATCACGTTGTCTAAATGATTCTTTCATAGATTCATCTAATTCTTTTTGCTCTTTATCTGCTTGTTCTTTAAAATCTATAGGTTTTAATTCGTCTTGTAATTTTTCTGATTCAGTTTTCTTTTTAATCATCATTTTGTTCTCTAGTTATTAGATTGGTAGGTTTGTCTATTGGCATACCACATCTATCAAACCATTTCTTATTAGCATAGTGTACAAATCCTAATGTACCGTCTGATAGTTTAATAGACCTTTTGTCAATCTTACCTGTATATGTAGTACCATCTTTTAATACAAGTCTTTGGTCTGATTTATGTAGACCTCCATATATTCTATCTATCGCTTTATATTTGGTATCAGTGCTGTATATTTTATTTGTTTCTGGAAGTATTACTTCTTCTCTTATCATACAAACACCTCTTTCATAATAAATTTACACTTTGTTAAGTTGAAGTTTATGAATGGTTTTAATTTGGCAATCTTAAATGATTTTTCAGGCCATATAACTGTTTCTGTAATTTTTTTATCCCAATCTTTGATAAACGTAAGTATTTTATCCAAGATGATGAGTGTTTGTATTGAGATTCGTCCTGAAAGTAGTAAGCGTAGCATTCTTGGATGTTGCCCATTATGTACGAGAAACATATCATTAAAAGAAATGCTATCATTAGCAATATCATTAGCAATAACATCATTGACCAATAAACAATCATTTCTAAAATTATACGTAAATGATTGATTATACTTTTTCCACTTTGTATAATTAGTTTCTCCATCTGCTCTTACCAAGTTGCCTATCCATGTTTTAGAATTGTGAAAGAAATTACTCACAAAATATTCTAACATTTCTTCCTTGTTATATTTAGTAGTAAGTTTATGAAAGAAAAATCTGTCATTACGTTTTAAAAATGTGTTGAAGGATGAGTTGACTTTAGCATTATGAACAAAAAAATCATAAGACTTGGAAGTAAAGTGTAGTTTAATAGCCAAATATAATGTATATGCTTCATAACTATTCATATTATATAGGTAAAACTGCTGTGCTTGATTTTTCAACCAAGTTAAGTTTTTCTGCCTCTGCTTGTATCTTTTCTTTTAATTGTTTGTTGATGAGAGGACCTACAGACGCTGTATCAATATCATTATCTTTACAATATTCTAAAACAGCGTCTATATAAGGTATCCGTTTATTTTTGACTACGCTTTCAATAATCATAGCAAACTTTTTACTATTCATTAACATTATTCTACATCTGTTCTTACAATATGTTTTCTTAATGCTCTGACCAATCTTTCGATATTGTCAATAATATCTATAAGAGCCTTATCCTTAATGAAATGCTGCTCTTCTTTTAACTTGTCATATTCTCTTAAAGGAATAGTAACAGTTCTTGATGATGAATTGATTGAATCTTCAAAACTTGCGTCTAATCCTCTTTGTTGTTCTTCTGGATCTCCATTATTTGTCATATATTTTATATCCTCACTTCTTATTAATATATTATATCATATTAGAGATAAATGTCAAGCCTGTTACGTTCCCATAATATACGATAGTTTTTCTGTTGCCACGATATACTATCAAACGCCGTTACCTATTAACTAGGCAGCAAGAGCATAACTTTCGTTAGCTTTTATGTGTTTTAACAGTACGTTGTTAGCGATTTAACTCCAGATAGTTTTGATTGTGAATCGATGCTAATATCATCCCCCATAAGCACACTTGAAATCAATGTGTTTATGGTGGAGATGCCGAGAATCGCACTCGGGTCTTCTCCAACTATTATCTACCCTTCAACGTCAAATTCATTATAAACTTTGTTTTTTTGGCATAAACCTTAAATCAAATGTAGTGTATAACATACAAGATTCCATTCCATCCATTGTTGACATAACTACAAGTGATTGTGTGTATGTAGAGTCAACATAATAACTTACTATAAAAACTGGTTCACCATCTGGTTTAGCTCTATCTCTACCAACAGAAACATTGACCAATGTCATTTCATTCTTTTCTATAAATGCAATTACACTTTCACTAGTTCCACATATAACAGGCATTTGTAACCAATAAAATTGTCCTTGCAAATTATCTTGTGGCATTTCAGGCAATGGTGATGTTTCCTGCTCCGCCATAGCAAATGTGCTCATAGTTATGAGTACTGCTCCAAATATTATTAATTTTAACCTTTTTAACATAAGTGACCTCTCGTGGATAATTTCTCGCCACTTTGTTAATGATTTTGCTTGATTTTATCTTTGTTAAGTTCTTGGTAGTATTTATAAAAATTCTGATGTTGCTTGGATTTTATCTTGGTTAATCTTTAAGTATTTATAAAGATAGGTACTAAAAGTTATTTCTCTCCAGAAAATCTTTTGTGTGTTTATAAAACAACTCTTGGTGTTCTTTTATTTTATCTGTACCGTGTATCCACTCTTGTACAAATCCGTCTTCACAAGCTGCTAAAATAACAGTTTGTTCTATTTTTTTATCAGGAAATAGTTCTTCAAACATTTTAGCATATGCTGATGTCTGTAAGAAGTTACCATAATTATAATCTGCGTCCCTTCTCTTTGTAGAGGTCTTAAAATCAACTACAGATAACTTACCTTTATATTCTGCAATACAATCTACCTGACCTGCTACACCTATTTCTTTTGAATATAGGTATTCTTCTATACAATGTATGTTATCTAGTCTAGCAAGATAAGGTTTCATAATTCTAAAAAGACCTAATGGTGCTACAGCAGTTATGCCTACAGATTTTTTATCTTCGTTTCTTAAATGGTTCTCTATGAGAGTGTGGGTAGTTTTACCTCTATTTGTAGCGGTAATGGAAATATACTTGGCCATCTTCTCACCAACAGCAGTTCTCCATGCGTCTAATATTTTTTTCTTTTCGGGTAATTGTCCTAATATTGAGGTAACGGAAGGCATATTAACACCGTCAATAGTATAATATCTTACACCATCTTGGTTCTTACCTTTCACACCTAAAGATTTAGGCAATACATCTTCATTCAAT